GAGTCAGAAGCTACTTCCGCTCAAGTTACAATGCCATTAGTATTGCGGATACCAGTTGGCTGTCCGTCAGAGCCTGTTCCTGCGAGCGCACCCAAGTCAATCGCCAAAGCGAGAGCTTGTGTCAGATCGTCACGAACCAGAGCTTCGATGTCAGGTGAAGCCTGCATCATCATCTGGCGAGTGATTTCAGTGAACGCGCCAACAGTCTTAGGTGTCATTGTAACTTGAGCGAAAGTAGCTTCTGACTCAGCAGAGTTACCGCCCTCAGTTGCAATCCAGCCAGCAGAAGCCGCAGTAGACTTCTTAGGAATTGCGACGTTACCAGACAAGCCTTGAAGCATGCGAGCGCCAGCTTGCATGACTGAAGACTGGTTCCGAAGTACGTCGATGAAGTCACCGGCGCGGAAGTCTTCAGGCACTAATGATGAATCATCAGAAGTGTTCAGGTCACGCTGTCCCCACTGACGGAGAACTTCCGCAGGGATCATAACGCCTTGTGCAGTTGTGCCATACATCTCAGCAGCAGCGCGTGATGCTTCAAACTCAAATGCCGCCTCTTCCTGAGCCTTGCGGTCAGAAGGATTAGCAAGAGCGCGAATTGCACGTACCAAGCTGAAGTTACGAACTTCTTTCTTTGTCAGACCGATGTCCTCAGAAACAAGTGGCTTGTTACCGATTTCATCCAAGACAATTCCACGGAACTCAGCCAGAGAACGTCCTTCCTTAACAGCTTCAGAAGCCTTGTCAGACATGTTGTGGCGAGCGCCCAGCTCAAAGATTTGAGCCGCTTCTTTTTGAGCAGAACGAGCTGCGTCAGCCGCTACTGCTTCTACGTTTACATCTTCAGACATTTTAGTCTCCTTAATTTCAGATGTTTCGATTACAGGTTCAGTAGGAGCTTCTGCGCTTCTGCCCACACGTGATTGACTGTCAGCGGGGATAGAAACAACCGATGCTTCCATAGGTCTCCAAGACTTCACTCGATAGGTGTCCTTACCATCTTTCTCCATCTTGTTGACTGCGTATCCAACAGAAATGTTCTGGCGGATTCCGTCTTTGACATCCCGGAAGATCTCCTCAGCAAGTTCACTTCGACCAAAGCGAACCATAGCGCGGACTTTGCGCTCGTCTGAATCAAGTTCCACGGATTCTACGATGCCGATCTGCTGACTCATATCATGGTCAAGCAGAAGCGGCGCACGACCACTGTTCATCCAGTCGAGATCGACTGATTCACGAGAGTGATCTAAAACCTCTTTCCCATAGCCACGCTCTACTGGATTCTCAGTAGACATGACAATGCGGACGCGACGCTCATCTTCGTTGATGATGTCTTCGCCCTTCATTTCCATGTTGCGGTGAACGATCTCTACTGACTCAACGCGCTCATCGTCGTCCTCGTCCTGCTCTACCTCTTCAGGCATCACATTTAAGCCTTCGTAATTCTCAGACTTGCCGTAAACAACGATGACAGTATCATCAGTCTCAGTGGCTGAGATAATATGCCGCTCGTCTGTATATGATGATTCTTCCATCACTGCTTCCTCAAACTCTATTGCTGTGAAGTCGTTTTCTTCAAGCCACTCACGTGCTTGCCCGACAGTATACACTGATGCATCGAACCGAATCGACTGCACCTCGCTTTGCCGCTCTTCGGCTTCCTCCCAGATGCCGTAGATGAAATCAACGCCTTCCCCACCTGCGCCGTTATCACGCCGAAACTCCTCGTACTTGCCTGGGCTGTGGATTCGTGCCGCATGCTCATTAGGATACGGACGCTCCTGATCCATGGCACGATCCTTGCTAGACATCGGATGACCCGATGGTAACAGGTCTGTGTCGTGTTTACCGCTACGGAACTTGCCATTGCGAAGTGCATACCGGTACGAAGATACACGCGCATATGCCCATTGCTCAGGTGAATTGACGCTTGGGCGAACAGACCCAGGATTCGTGTAATATGCGCCAACGCCTCTGCGGAATACTGCAGCAAGCGTGCGGTAGTTAGTACGCTTCGATGCTGTGTCACCAACGTCTTCGTTGTGCTCTTTAGCCTGCTTGCGTAGGTTCTTCTCCACTGCGTCAGAAATCTTTGTGTCGTTGCGATCCTCTGATCGGTCGTTGTCTAGGCGCTCAACGATCTGACGACTCCATGAGAATCCTGCGTCACCGCCCCACAATGCCCAAGCAATGCGACCGTTTGACGGGTAGCCTTCTTCGCCAGGACTGAATCCTTCGGCCTTCTTGTTGACTTCGTGACGACTGAAGAACGAGAACATACGCTTGACAGTGCTCTCGCTCAGGTTCTCGCCATTCGAGATGTCCCTAGCACGCGCTATGCCAACTTCTGTGCCACCACGACCAAACTCTCTGCGCCACTCTAATCCGCGCTCGGCTTCTTCAATCATGCCCTGAGTTGGCTTATAACTCATTACTCGTCTCCACTATCCGCCAGCAGATCCTGCTGAACCGGTGCTTTAGGCGCACCAAATGGCTGGAACGCCGTCTCAATGTTGTACTGATCCGCAACCTGTCTATCACGGTCAATCTGCGCAAACGTCTCTTCAACGTCGCGCCCATAATGATTAGCAACGTCCTGCATCGACAAGATGCCGTTTTGCAGGCCGATGACAGCCGCATTCATTTCCTTGAGCGGGTCAACCCACTGGAATCCGCGACCACGCCACTGAACAGCGCGACCAAACTTATCAAACTTATCAACGCCAATCGGGAACCCGTTGAGCGCAAACGCGCCGACTTCCATGTTCCAGCGCATCCAGATCTTGAACACCTTATCTACAAAGTGATCAATCAAGAACTTCTGCTCACTCTTAAACTGGTCACGCTCAAGTAGAGCGCCCTGACGGATCGAGCTGTACGATGTACCCTCTAAATCGTTTGACAGGGATTCATAGGATAAACCCAAGCCAGAAGCAATGCCGCGAAGCACTGCCTTATTGAAGTCAGAGAACGCGCTAGTGGGATGCGTTGGGTCGATCATCTTGAGATCGTAACCCTGTGGCAGAGACTGAATCGTGCCAGCCTCATAATCCAACTGCGGAATGTCGCCATCGTATGAGTCAGCCATGCCATCTCCGCCAGGCGAAACAAGTACGCCAAACTTGGCTGCCGCAGCACGCGCCGCCGTGATCTCTGCATCGCGGTATCCGTCTAGCATCTTCATCGCAAAGATGGCCGGTGCGAAGTCTGAGTCGCCACGGGTCTGACCTGGACGCTTCTTCTTAAATACGTGGATCATCTGATCAGCCGGTATGCGCGTGTACTTCTTCTCCGGCTTATTCATCATAAAGTCGTAGTCGCCGGGATGATAGTTCAGCACCCAATATGCGACCGGACGATCAAAGTCATCCAGCTCAACACCCATACGGATTCGACGACCGTTTGGGTTCAGCTCGTTCTTATCTACGTCAATGCGATCAGCCTCGATGGGATGCATTGCAATGCCATCTGGGTAGGCGCGGTTCTTTACGATCTGACAGAAGAACTCGCCATCACGCTTGCGAACACGCGCAACCATCGCACACAGGTCACGGAAAGACATCGTGCCATCTGTAGTGCAGCTCCTTGACCAATCGCGCCACCGATCCTCGATGATTTGATTGCCTGCAATGTCCAGAGTGCCGTCAAGGTTGGCTCCCTTAACCTGAAGACTGAATCCGCGCTCACCAACGACACCATTCTCAACAAGATCAAGTGCTCTGGCCGCATATTCATTATTGCGCTCTAAATCACGCGCTCTATCGCGTAACTTCGCCAGACTTGGCTTGATTGTGGAGTCGGCAGATGCCGCAGAACCAAACATCCCGCCAAGAAGACGACCGACCTGACCGCCCTGATAGTATCGAGCGCCCTGTTGCTTCTTCTTACGGTTGAAAAACGGTAGCTTCATAGGAAACGTGCCTTGATCGTAGCGGTGGACGCCTTGCCAGCTTTGATAGCAGCCTTGTTGCGCTCCTGATTAACCTTTCCTTGCCAGTAATTGATCTCTTTACGCAACTCTTCTGGCTTTAACTTTGTTAGTGAACGCCCAGAAATGGAGTAAGACTCCGTATCTGAGGTAATTCGACCTGCATAAACGTCCAAGCAGCGTTGCAGATTGATCTCTGCCTCTGTTCTTGGGTCAGTGCTGTCTTGATCGCGGTTGGGTAGGACTTCAAACTTGCCAGACCGAACGACAACGCGCTCTGAGTCGGAGTTTCTCTCGATGTAAGCCTGCCAACTGTAGATGCCTGGCGTGTAAAGGTCCGTCACGGACGAACCGATCTGAACCAAGTGATCAGAACCGGCAGTGATCTCGATCTCTACATCGCCAGAACCATGAAGACGGGCAGAATACTTTAGTGTATAAGTGTCAGTAGGATAGTCAGACGTTAAATCATCGCGCTTCCACTGCACGAAATCGCCAGCGACGATCTGTTGCGGTTCGCCTGAAGGCGCATTCGTAGAATCAAACAGGTTCGCCACTCATCATCTCCATGCATTGACGAAATTGCGCTTTGGCGCGTGTATCAATGGAGACTTCTTCTCAGGCTTTTGTTCTTCCACCTGTTTACGCTCCGCCATACGATCCGCAACGCTATTTACGTTGACATTAAGGATAGCATATGCAGATAGAGCATACACCATACAATCAAGTGCTTCGTTTCGCGGCCTGATTTTAACAAATGTTCGCTTGGAATACCCCTTATTAAACTTGGTTACGACTTTTTCTGCGGTCAACTGCCGGAAATACTCTTCTGGGAGGTGATCAGAGAAGTGAACATAGCCAGCCCCTTGCTCAGTAATCTTGAGCCGAGAGAACAGTAAATCTTTCGCTGTATCTACACCAATCGGAAACAACGGACACTTTTGGGCATTATTCTTGCTAGGGCGGCCAACTACCGGCTTAGATCCAATCTCGCCACCAATACCTTTTATCGCAAAAATGCGATGAGCCTGGTTCTGCTTACAGAACTTATAAACGGCTTGAGTGTGGTGTCCGCCAGAGTCAACGCATGCAGCCCGAATGTTAAGCTCTCGTCCGTCATGCGTCTCAAAAGTAGACTTGAGCTGCGAGAGCAAGTTATTCCAGATGTTTGGAGTAGATGGATCGCCATACAGAATGCGGTGATCAATGACCCAGGATTCATCGTCTCGACCCCAGCCAATCAAAGAAAGCTCAAGTCGATCATCCTGACAGTCGATGCCAGCGGTAATGAATACAACTTCTTCGGGGACGAGACCCTCGTAATCTTCGCCACGGTCGGACAGAGAGTGCTCGTCAACAGTCTCACCCTCATCCTCCCATGTTTCGCCAAGATAGGTGTTTGTCCAGACGCGAAGCTGCTGTGGGTTCTTCCTGACGTTGAGAAAGTCTCTGACGCCATCTGAGAGCGGAGTCCAGGGTGAATACAAGCCGGAGATACTAAAGCCAGCGGTTCCTGTGAAATCGGCCTCTGCTACCCATTGACCGTGCGCGATTGCATGAGCACGATCACTGTCATTCCACATAGAGCCACAGTGCTCGCACACATAATAAGCAGTATCAGGGTCGCCATCTTCCCATCGCACATTCGACCATACCAGCTTCTGGCTCTCGCCACAGTGCTTGCAGGGTACATAGTAATAACGCTGATCGCTCTTCTCAAACGCATTCTCGATGCGTGAGTCGCCCTTGTTGGTTGGCGTCGAGACCATGCCGATTTTGCGGTTCCAGAAGGTTGCCGATCTCTTTCTCGCCAACTGGATTGGATCGCCTTCACTTCCTGCTGAAGTCGGGTAGCGGTCCACCTCGTCACAGAGAACTAGCCGAATAGGGCGCGAAGCAAGGCCAGCCGGACTGTTTGCACCCACGATAGTGATTGCTCCGCCGGGGAAAACCTTGTGTAGCGTCGTGTTGTTTGAGTCTCTTGCACGTGGATCCTTTACCTTCCCGCGAATGGCAGGTGTTGCCTTAATGAGTCCAGAAGCCAGTCGATCTTTAGAGAAAGCCTGCGCCATCTCAAGCGTAGGTTGTAGAACAAGAACAGGACACGGATCGTGATCCATGTGATAACCAACGATATTAAGGATCGCTTCTGTCTTGCCGAGCTGTGCGCCAGCCATGACCACAACTTCACGAATAGTAGGATCGGAACAAGCGTCCATGATGCCGCGCTGATACTCAGCTCTCGAAGTGTACCAACGTCCAGGTTCCGCACTACTTTGAGAGTCCAGTCGTCTTTCGCGGTCTGCCCACTCGCTTACGCTTAGGCGCGGGGGCGGCGTCAGCACCGCTATCGCTTTCTTCAGATGCTGTTGTAGTTCCTTGCGTGTTTGCCGCGTCGATCTTAGGGTCATAGTTGCTCAACTCTTCTAGTGCTTCGCGTATGAGGTCATCCAAGACCTTTTGACATCCGCCAGCCGTGTCATCAGCCGCCACGATGGGAGCCGCCTTTGACGGCACGGAAACTAATTTAGCTTTTAAGCTAGCGAGCGTGTCCGACCACGCAGTGACAACATCATCCGCCACAACAAGCTCGCCTCGAACCTTGGCAAGCTCTAGTTCTGCGATCTCCGCCTCTGCTGCGACCTTCCTGGCTCGTGCTTCTTCATAATCTGGATTGGCCATGTCAAGGATTATGCACTGTAAAGAAAGAAGACACCACCCTGACAGAATGTGACCTCGCGCGTAGCAATGTCCGTGCCAACTTTCCGAAATTCTGTCACTAGAAAAA